ACTGGATGGCCGCGCGATTTTTGGAGTCCTTTACTCTGGAGAGGCCCATTTCGCTACCGGCCCACACTTTAATTTAAAGTAAAGTCTATTTCGTCCATTCATAGTGAGTCTGACGAGCGTAGATATCCGGACCTACTTGGTCGCTAAGTTAGTGGGTGCAGTTATAAATTAAAGTGTCATTGGCCCACGCTCTTTAACTCAAAATGCCTAAGAGGGAAGCCCCATGGCGATTACTGGCGGGAACCTCGAAGGTTAGCCGAAATGCGAAATATTCTACCCGTCTAGGAAGTGGGCCAACATTTAACAAGGCCACTGAATGGGTGAACAGGCCCATGTACAGGAAGCCCAGGATATACCGGATGATCCGTACTCCAGATGTGCCCAGAGGGTGTGAAGGGCCTTGTAAAGTCCAGTCATTCGAACAGCGACATGATGTGTCACATACTGGGAAAGTGATATGCATATCCGACGTGACACGGGGTAATGGTATAACCCACCGTGTTGGTAAGCGATTCTGTGTTAAGTCCGTGTACATTCTGGGCAAGATATGGATGGATGAGAACATCAAGTTGAAGAACCACACGAACAGTGTTATGTTCTGGTTGGTTAGGGATCGAAGACCGTATGGTACTCCCATGGATTTCGGTCAGGTGTTCAACATGTTCGACAATGAGCCTAGCACTGCTACTGTGAAGAACGATCTACGTGATCGTTATCAGGTCATGCACCGGTTCTATGGCAAGGTTACGGGTGGACAGTATGCCAGCAACGAGCAGGCTATAGTCAAGCGCTTCTGGAAGGTCAACAATCATGTGGTGTACAATCACCAGGAAGCTGGGAAGTACGAGAACCACACGGAGAACGCGCTATTATTGTATATGGCATGTACTCATGCCTCTAATCCTGTATATGCAACTTTGAAGATCCGAATCTATTTCTATGATTCGATTATGAATTAATAAATTTTGAATTTTATTGAATGTCTAAAGAGCACATTAGTTACATAAGACCGGTCTGTCGCAAAACTAGCAGCCCTAATTACATTGTTTATGGAAATAACGCCTAACTGATCTAAATACATATTAACTAATTGCCTAAATCTATTTAAGTACGTCGTCCCAGAAGCTGTCAGAGAAGTCGTCCAGACTTGGAAGGTTAAGAAGGCCTTGTGGAGATCCAACACTCTCCGCAGGTTGTGGTTTGCCCTGATCTGGATGTGGTACACTCTGCTGGACGTGTACGCCGGTTCCTCCACCCTGTCTATCCTGAAATAGAGGGGATTTTCGATCTCCCATATAAAAACGCCATTCTCCGCTTGAGCTGCAGTGATGAGTTCCCCTGTGCGTGAATCCATGCCCGGAACAGCCAATATGCACGTATATGGAGCACCCGCAATCTAAATCAATCCTGCGCCTCCTGATCCCCCTCTTCTTGGCTATCTTGTGCGCTATCTTGATAGAGGGGGGATGTGAGGGTGATGAAGACCGCATTTTTTATTGTCCAGTTCTTTAGTGATGTGTTTTCAATTTTGTCCAAGAACTCCTTATAACTGGCACCCTCACCAGGATTGCAAAGCACGATAGACGGTATCCCGCCTTTAATTTGAACTGGCCTGCCGTACTTGCAGTTTGATTGCCAGTCCTTCTGGGCCCCCAGAAGTTCTTTCCAGTGCTTTAATTTTAGATATTGCGGTGCGACGTCATCGATGACGTTATACTCCACTTCGTTAGAATAAACCCGGGCATTGAAATCAAGGTGACCACTGAGATAATTATGTGGACCCAAGGCACGAGCCCACATCGTCTTTCCCGTCCTTGAGTCACCTTCGACGATTATACTTATCGGTCTTTCTGGCCGCGCAGCGACGCCGTTTCCGAAGTAATCATCCGCCCAAGCTTGCATATCTACTGGAACGTTAGTGAACGACGAGAGAGGAAACGGAGGAACCCATCGTTCAGGAGGTTTGTGAAATAGGCGCTCAATGTTAGCCTTGACGTTGTGATAGCTAACGATAAACGTCTTTGGGTCTCCCGCCTTTATAATGTCGAGAGCCTCTCTCGCAGTAGTTGCATTAACAGCGTTGTGATACACGTCGTCTTTATTCGCCTTTGAACCCCCAGACACTTTGTATTGTCCGGATTCACAATAATCACCTTCCTTGGTGATGTAATTCTTGACGGCGTTGGTGTCTTTAGCGCCTTGGACGTTCGGGTGAAATCCGGCAGACCTTCTGGGGTGAGTGAGGTCGAAAAATCTAGCATCCTTGATGTTGGACTTACCGGAGAGTTGGATGAGACAGTGTAAATGAGGGAACCCATCTGCGTGTTCCTCTCTTGCGACTCTGATGTATGTAGGTTTGACGACTGACCAAGGCAGGGATTGAAGCAAGAGAAGAGCTTCATCTTTGGGTATGTCGCACTGGGGATATGTTAAGAAAATATTTCTAGCTTGGATACGAAAGGAATTAGGGTTTCGTGGCATTTTTGTAATTTATGAAGAGGACTCCAGACCAGGACTCCGGGTTTCCTCTCCTCAAAAACTTAATATTCGTGGAGTCCTGGAGTCCCATTTATACTAAAACCCTCTGGGGGACTCCAGGGGCAAAAGCGGCCATCCATATAATATT